AACTGTACGTGTTACCCCAGTTGCTGTAGTTATTGTTTTTCCTTCTGTACAAGCGTTAACTTTTTCGCTTGTATTCGTTGCATTACTTTCGCTCCTGCTCGTTATGCAGGCTATTGGCACATAAGACGCTCCATCTTTGTAAGCCATCTTTGCACCTTCCCAACCTTTGAAATATGTTTCAGCCATTTTTTATGAAATTAAGTATGATTATTTTTGAAAATGATAAATTTGAATTTGTATGTTCAGCAATTGAACGTGCCGTGACAAGTTCAACTTTCTGTATGTCTGTCAATTTTGACCCCCCTCTGATGTCTCGCAAAAGATTGATAATAGTATCACCTATATCCTCACAAGTTTTCTTTTTCCCAACAAGTCCCCATTTTGTAACTACCCTAATTGTGAGGTTTAAATCAAAACGTGGATTGCAAACTGTTTGAACCGCGCTGTATTGTTCCTGTTGGTCTTGCAGCATCACATAAACCTCATCCGCTCCGTCAATTGAAGGGATCGCAACCGATGGATTTACAACCTCATCAAAAACAGGTACGGAGACATTCAGATGCTTTAACCCGCTTAATGCTGTCATTATTTTACCCCGTATTTCTGTCGCTCTATCCATCACCTGTCTTTATTTCCTGAATTCGTTTTAATTCGATTTCAAATTTCTTTGTATTTTTGAAAACAGCCGGATATAAATACGGCTTCCCTTGCAGCGTTCCTCTTCCGTTAATATAAAATTTCATCGCAATATCTTTCACCCATTGCGGATATGGTTGCAGAATTTCCCGAGCCGATAATCCTGTGCCAAACTCAAAGTATGCAGCCATATTATTTTCGCCCATCACACCAACTTCGGCTGTAAGTCCTTTATCGCTAAACCGTTTATCAATGTCTATAAAAATATCACCATCCTCTCCATTCGGAGCGTTCCTTGTTGCCTCTGCCTCAATATCTGATGCCGTATCAGCAACGGCTTCTTTTATCAACTGAATTTGCCTTGCTGAATATCGTTTCAGATTTTCTCCAGTTGTATTATAAACTTTACCCATTTGAGGTCATATCAAATATCCATTCCTGATTAAGTCGAACAGATTGAACGGTGGGGGAATTGATTATCTTGAATTTCTTCCCCCGCCATTTAATCAAATGTTTAACCTCCGGCAAAAATCCATCACGGCATTGAACACCTACCCGATAAATGGTTGGTAACTGCATTTGTGCCTGTTCAATGTTTTTCGATGATGTTAATTGTTCAATACGCGCCCACGTTGTGAGTACAGAAATCTCCGTTGGCGTATAACCTCCGTAACTATCCGCTGTCGCTCCCTCTGTGGTGAACTCAATTCGTTGGTCGTATCTTCCTAATTTCATAACATCGGGCGTTTGGATAGTCTGCGATATGTGTACAATGAACTTTCGCTTCCGGTCTGTTTTTCACCGCGTGACTGGTACATCGAAGCCACATCCTCCATGATAGCGTTATCAACTTCGGGTGTATCTGTCTGTTCACCGATAATTCCCCAAGCCTTGATTTCAGCCGAGTAAATCAATGACTGTAAATAATCATCGTTATCGGCAAAATCAATGTTTAGATTTCTCTTTATATTTTCTAACGTTACCATGATTTATCGTCTATTAAGGTGCTGTTTCCAGTGTTTTAATCCTCGCTGACAGTGCCACAGCTAACGCCTGAATGTTGGCTGCTTCTGCCAGTCCGCTTGTCTCATCGGCTGCTATTGCGTGATCGTGATTACCTGCGGCTGCCTTTGTGGCTGTCGTGCCGATTGCTCCCGATTGAATAGTTGCCCATGCTGTCGCGGCTGTAGTCCCAGATGCTATTACAGTAGGTTTTCCGGTTATGTCGCCCCATGCTGCTACAGTTCCGATAGTTCCCAAATCTGCAAATGTACCCACGCCATTTCCTTTTTTTAGAACTCCGGTATCAGAAGTAAACAGCATATCATTTTCCCTGTAGACTTTCGCATCAGTCGCAAAATTTGCGGCTGTATCTACGTATAGTTTTATGTTGTATTTTAACTTTGCCATCTCGTTTTTTTTGTTTTAATGAGAGGGTGAGTTTCCACACCCTCTCAAATTAATACTATACTGCAGGAACGTAAGTTCCCTTAACCAATGCTCTGTCGTTGAAAATAGCCATCGAAACACGTTCTTCAATTCGGAACATTACCTTGTTGGCTTTTGCAAGAGTTGCATCTTCGAACATCCTGATTTCGGGGTTCATCCTACGTAAGAACATCACTGCATTTTTATCAAATGCTAAGAAGTCGTTAGCTGACATCGAAGTTGTCGGGATAGTTTCCAAGCCTGCAATTGCCAATTTGCCGTTTCCGAATGCTACGGAATTTGAAGGCAAATCGTATTCACCGCTTCCGGCTGCTTTGTTCAAACCTACAGTTACGACATCGCGAGGATTAAGCAGTACGTTTGTTGGATTGTAAAAATCATACGTTCCAGAAGGTATTTGCCCAAAGGCTGCATCGATAATCATTTCGGTAAAGTTAGTTAATGAACCGTCGTAAGCAGTGGCATTGTCGAGCAGTCCGGCTACGGGATTTGTCGAAGTGTCGCTTGTGCCGTTCAACACAAAATTATTCTCAGCAACTTTCAGGCTGATCAACAATTTTTGTTGCAGGTATGTAGTTAACCAGTTAATGTCGTCCAGCATTTCGCGGTCAACAACAACATAACCAGCCAACCATTTGAAGAATGCACTCTGTGAGGTGAAGTCAAAATCAACCTGTGCTTTATCACCGCTTCCAGTCCAATGAGCCACGCCACCTTCACCGCCGTTTTCTTTCGGGTAAATAACCGAATTAGCTGTGGATGTAGTTGAAGGCAAAATATCTGCCAACCAAACACGGTTGTAAGGGTTCCAAATTAACCCCTGATTAACCTGTTGACGAAAGGGTGCTGCTGCTGGGAAATTGGTCGCAAAAGACATATCGCCAACGGTTTTCATTGTCATAGTTACCTCTGAACTTCCCTTCTTGAAATTCTGAATTGACTGCGCATTTTCCTTTATGGCTTCTGCTAAATTTTCATTGAAAGTCTTTTCGGTCTTTTCAACTCCGATCTGTTTAGCTTCTTTCACTGCTGCCTGCAATTTCTGCATTTCTGCATTGTGTTCAGCTTTCATTGCTTCGGCTTCTTCTTTTGAAAATATACCTTCAAATTTTTTAGCCATTTCAGTAACTTTTTCCTCAACAGCTCCAACAACCATAACGGCTGCATCTGTTGCTGTTTTCTTTACGTTTTCCAACGCTTCCTGTTTTTCTTTTTCGATATTTTCCATCTTGTTTTTTTTGTTTTTTAAATGTATAATCTGTATATGTTTGTGATCAACGGCTCAACTGTTTGAGTGGTATCGGCTGTAGGCTGCTCCGGCTCTTTCGTTTTGAGTGTCATAAATGTTTCTAATGATTGCAATAAATTATCTGAAAATCTTTCGTTGTATGCCTTTTCAATCACTCCCCAAAATTCTTCCTGAGTAGGTTCTGTTAATTGCTTAACCGCTTTCACAGTGTCAATTAATGATAGCCCATTTGCAGGATCATCGGTTGTGAGTACTGATATCTCACGAAGCTTGTATTCCTGTACTTCGGGTTTGTTTTTCGGATTTCGCTTCATGATATAACCACCTATTGACATTCCGCTTTCAAATCCGTTTTCAACTAAAAATTTAACCTCATAAAAAGTGTCGCGCCCTAAATCTGTATCCATTAACATCTTTATTGTTGCCCCCAATCCGTAAGGATCGGTAATATCCAGCTCCAACGGTACACCTACCAGTTGAGGTGTGTGGTTTTTGAATATCCTGATTTTCTTTGCCCGTTCTGTTGCAGTTTTCGCAAATGAACCGAACAGGGAAATGTCCCCATCACTATCTTTGATATTGTAAACATTTGCATATCCTTTGATAATGCCTTTTTCAACGTCAATATCTTTTAGCTCCGATAAATTCTTATAAATTAATTCTTCCATAACATTTAGGTTTTATTTCATTCGTCTATAAAGTACCTGACATCCGCAATTTATAACATTCCCCGCTGATGCTGATTGATCGTGTGGATACATCATTTTATCACTTTCACCCGTATTCGGGTTGTTGACAATAAACGGAACATCCTTCGGGATTACCTTTCCATCATCGAGCGACATATGCCAATCGCGCGGGTCTTTCGCTCCCCTATGTAGCCATATTTTGCCAATCTTCATTCCTGTCTCAGCTTCCCAGTCATCGGCTGATTTTGTTTTGGCTAAATTAACCGCTTCACCTGTTTCTGTTCTCGCTATCATCCGGGCGCGTTGCTTCGTTGCATTTCCTTCCATGACTTTCAGTATTCTGTCGGCTATTTGTGTTTTCGTTTCACCAGCCGTAGCGCCGTCTAATGTCACATTCCTTAACCGTTCCCTTGTTGTATCATCAATATTTGTAACGCGCATCGTTAATTTCTCCATCATAAAATCCTGTATCCAACGTTTCCATGTGTCAATGAAAAAATTAGTTTTCTTTTCGAGCGTATTGTTTTGAAGTTGGACCCATTGCCGTTGCAAATAGTCTGTCATCAATACCTCGTACATCTCATTAACCACTAACCTCATCGAATTATCTAAATCACCCGTTTCAATATAATGTTTCGTTTGGCTTATTAACGCCTTCCGGATTTTGGCGGTGTACATCTTTTCGTAAGCCGTTTGCCGTCTGTCCTCTAACTGCGAATATCGTTTCAGGTTCATAGGTTTACATCAACGCTATAATCGTTTAACGGAACTAAACCAGACTGTATAAATACCTGATTAGCGTATTCCTCCTCCAATTCATCACTACCTAACATTACCCGAACTTCATTTATCGTATGTGTTTTTAAGTATGCATCCGTTTGATCTGCTGTAAGTCGTAACTCCTCATAAGCTGATAAATCGTAATCGATTACATAATTCTTTTTATCACGCTTTACAAATGGCGCCACGAGCCACGCATTCAATTTATCCTCTTCGGCATTCAAATAAGGGAGAATAACTTCTTTAACAAATCTCTCAGAGGCTGCCTTTTGATTTTGATATGTCGGGTTCGGATCAAATAAAACGGCAGGAACACCCCATAAATCACAAAGGCGATAGCCTGCATATTCCAACCCCTTAATGATATTGAGCGCATCGGGTGAAAGTCCGATAGCCGTATATTGTAACGGCATACCCGAAACGGCTATCTTATTTCTATTTTCCGCTCCGTGTATTTTTTCTTCGATTGTTGCCTGTGTGGTTGTAACCTGCTCGGGTGTAAGCCATAATTCAGGGTTCGGATGGTTGGGTGAAATAAGTCCTTTTGCTCCCTCATTCTCAACTGACTTAATCCACGCCTGTAATGCTTTGTCATCCAGTTGTAGATATTTCAGTCCTGCCAACA